TACATTTGATTGATCTATCTCTCTTTGATTAGTTACATTAAACTGATCTCTATTGTTTTGTAGTGTAGCATTATACTGATTTATAGTTGCTTCTCTTTTAGCATTTGCTTCATTAACACCAATAGTATTTTGTGCATTTAAAGCATTAACTTTATTTTTTTCTGCTTCAGAGAATTGATTCATAGCATCTACTCTTGCAGCATTTTGTTCTGAAATCTGTGTTGTTAATTTATCATAAAATTGATTTACTTGATTTTGACTTGATGCATTAAATTGTGCTGAAGCATTTGCTGCAGCTTGATCTGATAATAAAAATGCTTGTCTAGTATTTATATTAGATAAATTTGTTTGCTGTCTATTAGATAGATTAGCCATATCCATCTGTAGATATGACTGTGCGTTTGTTAGTGCTGCTTGTTGGTTATTAGATAGATTTTGAAAAATCATATCTTTATATGTTGCAGCATCTTGTGCAGCTATAGGTATAGCCGATTGCATGATACCTTCAGCCAATGCTTGTGCAGCCATTGAACTTGCACTCATACCTCTATTAGCCATTGCAGCTTCGGTAGCTTTTGCAGCACCTCTAGCCCATACTGGTAAAGGATTACCTGAAGCTATAGCAGTTTCTACTTCTGTTTGTAGCCCTCCTAATTGTCCTTTTACTGTAGCATCAGATGTAATAGCACCTTGAGCTCCAGTCATGGGAGCTGATACAGTTCCCTGTGCAGCAGTTGCCTGTGGAGTTTGTCCAGCTACAGTTGCAGCTGTCATCTGTGCAGCTGTTTGTGGAGTAGCTGCAGTAGCCCCCACACTAGTTACTGTTCCAGGGGCAGCTATAGTTGGTGCTGTAGGGGCAGTTGGTGTAGCAGCTTGAACTGTACCCGTAAGGCCCTTAGTACCCATTAACTCATTAGCACCTACGTTTTGTAGTGTAGGTGATATAGTTGTACCTACTGGTAGAGTAGCTTTTGTTAATAAGCTATCAATCAATGATACTGCTTTAGAACTACCTGTCTGTTCTTTCTGTGCAGGTGCTATTGCACCTTTATCTAGAACTGTGTTTACAGGTGTTGCTGGTGTTTTGGGTGCTGCTGTGGTTGTTGCCTTTGTTGTAGTCGCCATTATCTCCCCTGTCTATTATACTTCTTGAAGCTACGCTTCTCTTGTTTATTTTTTGATTTCTTGTGTACTCTTGGTCGTCTTTTAGGTCTTGGTCTTTCTTCAAATGATTTAAACTTCCTAGCCATTAACCAACATATGTTGTGCCATCAGTTACAGCTTTATCAATTGCTGTAAAACTCTCATCAGTCCAGATTGATGTAGTACCATCTTCTTTTTTCATAGCTTTCATAAGCTCTAAATGTTCTACATTTCTTGAAACACATGCTTTTTTGTCTGCATCTGATTCTCCATCCATAGCTGTACCTGCAATTACTGCATTAATTAAGTCAACACTGTGACCCATTGCTGTGTAATCTTGAGCTAGTTCTTCTGCTGTTCTATCCGCCATTTTATTTTCTCCTGTTTTTAATTAACTTTTTTTTTAAGTTTTTTTAAGTTATCAATAATTAATCTAGGTTCAACCATGTTGTTTCTAGGATCACTATCATTGAATTTTGTCTCATCCCATTTATCTTGCATATGGAATTGTAAATTTATATTTTGATCATACCCAAATTGTGTCCATCTAGTAGATCCCCATATAACTACACCTTTTTTATTTGCTGAAGGTGAAAAATGATTTAAGCAACTATCTATAGCTACAAATGTTTCTGCACCTTTTAACATCTCATGAATCTGAGCCCAGTGTAAGTCACATCTAATTGTACCCATAAAGTGTGGTTCATTAGGTAATACACAATTAATAATAGTTGTATCTTTATATTCTTCTCTAAGTATATTTACTAGTTGTTGAGCAAGATATGGTTGATAGTTTCTATTTGGATTAATGTTTGTGTATTGAACATTATCTGCATAATTCCATTTAGGTTGACCACCTGAAAACTGAATCATTATATATTTTTCAATCTCATTAGTCTTTAACCATTTATCTACAGATTCTTTATGTTGTTCTGTATATAATTTTGGTATCATTGACTTATCATATTGGACACCATGATGATTACAATAACTTTCAATAAGATGCTGTTTACCAAATTGAAAATTTGATTTGTATGGCTCACAATAAAATATATTATCAGATGCCATAATTCTTGGATCTTGTAATGGTAGTGTTTCCTCCAATACAAGTTTAACATCTGGATTATTTGCAAAACAATCTATGTAAGGTGTATAAATTTGCACCTCTGCTTTTTTTCTAAGTTGAGGTATTAAAGCTGTAAATGCTGTACATTTACCAACTCCACCTTCTACAACGTATGTATTTAACATTCTATTTCCTTTATATATTATTGTTATATTTAAAGGAGGGGTAGTCTTTAAATTTTATTTATTTTTAATTATTAGCTTTAATATAGATTATAATTAACTATACAAAAATGTCAACTTAAAATTATTTATCTTCTAGTTCCTTTACTCTTGCAGTTAATTCTTTAATTGCATTAACTAATACTGGTACTAATCTTTCATATTTTAGACCATATCTAGTCTCATCTTCGGTTTGATTTACAACTAACATATCATCTCTATTATTAGCAAAACCAATTTCTTTTTCTAAAGCCAATACGTCTTGTGCTAAAAAACCAATATGTTTTTTATTTCTTTTTTTAGAACCATCTGGTTTTGTTTCAAGTAAATCTTGTGGGGTTCCATCTTTTGAAATATACCATGATCTTTTATCCCATCTATATGTTTTAGGATTTAATTTTGTTACAAAATCTAAACCATGAGTAAAATCTTCTATGTCAGTTTTATCTCTTAAATCTGATGAAGAAATAGATGTATCAGCACAAAAAAGATCTGAAATATTTTCATCTCCAAGTACAACATTATTTGAAGCTGTTGTAATTGCACCACCAGGAGAGCCTGTTCTTCCAGCATCTTTACCTAGTAAAAGATTATTACTACCTGTTGTAACATTTAATCCAGCATTTAATCCTAAAGTAGAGTTACTTGAACCTGTTGTAATATCTCTACCAGAACTTGAACCTACTCCTGTGTTAGAACTTCCTGTAGTCATACATTTTAATGCACATCTACCAATTCCTGTGTTATTACCACCTGTTGTATTATTTCCTAATGCTTGGGTTCCTACTGCTACGTTTTGAACTCCTGTTGTGTTTGTTAACAAACTATAAAAACCAACTGCTGTATTATCCTTTGCTGTTGTATTATTCGATAAAGAACCATAACCTACAGCTGTATTACATGCTCCTGTAGTATTAGCATCTAAAGCTAAAGCACCAACTGATACACCACATGCACCTGTTGTGTTAGCATTTAAAGCACCACAACCAATAGCTACATTTAGATAACCTGTTGTATTAATATTTAAAGCACCCATACCAACAACTGTGTTACATCCACCTGTTGTAGTATTTGCTGCTGCACCTAAACCTACTGCTGTGTTGTTTTCTGCTGTTGTAGCATCTAATAAAACTCCACAACCTATAGCTACGTTGTTTGTTCCTGTTGTGTTAGTAACTAAAGCACTCATTCCTAGTGCAGTATTATTCGAAGCTGATGTGTTGTTTTCTAGTGCATTTCTACCAACAGCAGTATTACTGCTTCCTGTATTACATCTTAAAGAATCTTGACCAACAGAAACATTATTTGAAGAAGTTTGATTTGCAAATCCTGAACGAAAACCAACAGCAACATTACCAGAACCTGTAGTGATAGCAGCTAAAGATTGATGACCTAAAGATGTATTCGTAGAACCTGTTGTAATAGCTGTCAATGCAGACATACCTATTCCAGTATTACAACCACCTGTTGTAACTGACTCCATAGAATTTACACCTAATGCTGCATTTTGAGTACCAGAAGTCATTTTTCTTCCAGAACTAACACCAATCATAGTATTTAAGTCACCTGTAGTTGTGCCTTCATACATAGCGTTTGCCCCAATTGCTGTGTTATTAGAACCTGTTGTATTTCCAAACAAAGCACAATTACCTATAGCTGTGTTACTATCACCTGTTGTAGTACATGATGCAGAATGAGTTCCAAAAGCTGCATTATTTGAACCTGTAGTTATTACATGGCCAGCACAAAAACCAACACCAACATTACATGCTCCTGTTGTATTTGCTTCAAGTGCTTGGTTTCCAAAGGCTGTATTTTTACTTGCAGTACTATTCATCTCTAAAGCTAAATCTCCAGCTGCTGTGTTATTTCCACCACTAGTATTACAAAGTAAAGCGTCTCTACCAACAGAAACATTATTTGAACCAGTATTTTTTAATAAAGCATTAACACCTACAGCAACATTACCAGTACCTGTAGTGACAGCATTTAAAGAGCAAAAACCAACAGCTGTGTTACTACCTGATGTATTACAAATTAAAGCATGATGACCAACAGCTGTGCTATTATTTCCTGTAGTTTTAAATAATGCGTAACGACCAACACCTGTATTTGCATCTCCAGTTTGATTACAGATTAAAACACTTCTTCCAATAGCAGTATTAAATTCACCTGTTGTATTACAGCTAAGAGCTTGTTGACCTATAGCTGTGTTTTCACATCCTGTAGTATTAGCTTTTAAACTAGCACTTCCAACTGATGTATTACAAGTTCCTGTGGTATTCGCACATAAAGAATCTTTACCTACGGCTGTATTTGGAGTTCCTGTTGTGTTAGAACACATAGCCCGTATTCCAACTGCTGTATTATCAGATGCTGTAGTGTTTAATCTTAGAGCATTATTACCAACTGCTACGTTACAACAGCCTGTTGTATTTGCTTGTAAAGCATCAGCACCTACTGCTGTACTACAATCTCCTGTGGTATTACTGTCCATAGAATGAAAACCTACTGCTACATTGCAATCACCTGTTGTATTAAGACATAATGAAATATATCCAACTGCTGTATTAGAATGTCCTGTTGTGTTAGTAAATAAAGAATCATAACCAATTGCTACGTTATTACAAGCTGTTGTATTATTTGCTAAAGCAAGCCTTCCAACTGCTACATTGTTATCTCCCTCTGTATTATCGAACATTGAACAAGCACCAACTGCTGTATTTGAATGACCTGTTGTGTTAGTGCCTAACGATTTAAATCCTACTGCTGTATTATTGTTTGCTGTTGTATTTGCATTTAATGCTTTAACTCCAAGACCAGTGTTAAAATCTCCTGTAGTGTTTGCAGATAAAGCTGTGTGACCCACTGCAATATTACATTCTCCCTCTGTGTTTAATTGCATTGTACCTTTACCAACAGCAACATTTCTACAACCTGTTGTGTTGTTATATAAAGCACAACTACCAAAAGCATCATTTTCACTTCCTGATGTGTTATCTTGTAAAGATAAATATCCTACAGCTGTATTATTATCTGCTGTATTATTTCTTAAAGAATCAGTACCCATTGCAACATTTTTAGTTCCTGTTTGATTGACACACATAGAATCAAGTCCAATGGCAATGTTGTTACTAGCTGTTGTATTAGCAGTTAAAGCATTTTTTCCTAAAGCTACATTATTTGTTCCTGATGTGTTAAGACCTAAAGCACTATCTCCTACTGCTGTATTATTAGCCGCTGTATTTTTTCTAAGTGTTGAATAACCCACTGCTATGTTTCCAGAACTTGTTACATTACTACACAATGCACTTCTTCCTATAGCAACACTTGTTCCGCCTGTAGTAGTTTTACACATTGCATCACAACCAATTGCAACACTAGCACCACCTGTAGTATTGGCTTTAAGTGCATTATTTCCTACTGCAACGTTAGTTGCACCTGTTGTGTTAGATAATAAAGCTGAAGCACCTACTGCAACGTTAGTTGCACCTGTTGTGTTAGTTGTTAAAGCTAAACTACCTACAGCTGTGTTGTTGTCTGCTGTGGTGTTAGCTACTAAAGCTTCTTGACCTATAGCTACATTAGAATCACCTGTATTAGTTCTAAGTGAATCTTTACCAACTGCCACATTGCACGAACCCGTTGTTAAAGTACATAATGCTCTATTTCCTACACCAATATTGTTATCCCCTGTAGTAACATTTTCAAGTGATTGATTTCCTACTGCTGTATTTTGAATACCACCAGCTTCTACTGCTTCTAAAGCTTGATTTCCTAAAGCTACATTATTAGTTCCTGTAGGATAGTTACCATCTAATTTTATTGTGCCACCATTTACATCTAAATTACCATCAATATCTACTGCGTCTAAATTTGCTGTACCATCAATATCTATATCTCCAGATATATCTAATTCTGTTGCTATAATTTTATTATTAAATGTAGCTGCTCCTGCCTCACTACCATCAAGTGTAAGCATTGTAATATCAGAACTATTATCAGTACCTTTAAATATAATATCAGTATCATTACCTGCTGCATCTACTGTAATATTACCTGATGAAGTTGTAATGTTTACTGCTGCGTCACCTGTAGAAAGATCATCTGCTGCAACTGAAGCACTAGTATAAGCATTAAGATCACTAACAGCAACCTGCTTCATAGTACCATTATCATTTAATATAATTCTATCAGCATCAACTATAGTTACAGATGATGCACTATTGTCACCATCTAATATGTTAATCTCTGCTGCTGTAGATGTTACTCCATCTAAAATATTTAATTCTGCAGCTGTTGAAGTAACTCCGTCTAATATATTTAGTTCTGCTGCAGTTGAAGTAACTCCATCTAAAATATTTAATTCTGCTGCTGTAGATGTAATAGTTGTACCCCCTAAACTTATTGCATCTGCTGCTAATGTATCTATATTAGCTGTACCATCTATAAATAAATCTTTAAACTCAAGAGAGGCAGTTCCTAAGTCTATATCATTATCTGTAATAGGTACAATAGCACCATCCTGTATCCTTACTTGCTCTACAGCAGATGATGATACATTTACATAAAATTCTACATGATTATTAGTAGAATCAACTAATACTTTGTTTACGTTATTAGCATCTCTAATTGATATTATAGGACCACCTTCACCCGCACTTCCATCATGCGTGTGTCCTGTTGTTGCGTTAAATGCAGCTAATACCTGGTTAAACTCATCATTAGAATGAGCTGCCGTGATAGTATCACCTGATGTAAATGTTGATTGTCGTGCTGAATAGCCTGCCATTATCTTCTTCCTCCTGGGGTAAATTCTAGTTGAAAACCTTTTATTGAAAAGGCATCTGAACTACTTTGATCATCTATTTTTAATGCAACAGCAAATCCAGAGCCTTCTACTGATTGCCGTATTAATGGTATTCCTGATGCATTGTATGTTGCGTTATTATATGTTGATGCTCCATAAATTGCAGCTCCACCTCCAGATACTAAACTTATTTTATCTGGTTGTGGACTATTTTGATCATCATAATCATATCTTACCGCTAAATCTGCGGTAACACTTGTACCTTCTCCTTGGTAATTTAAATTAACTCTTTGCATATATTTTCTAACACCTGGATCTCCCATAACCATATCTGGGGATCTGTATACTGCTAATATAGTAGAATTAGCAGATCCGTTAGCAAATGTATTTCCTGTTTCCATTTTGTAAATAAATCCATCAAAGCCTCCAAAGACTTGAGTCTCAACGCTACTTATAAAATCAGAATCTGTTGATGCTGGTTTTATACCTACCATATCTGAAAACTCAAAGCCTATAGCTCCTGAGTTTGGATTATTTTTTAATACTCCTATAATTCCTTTGGAAGAACCCTGTCCTCCTGTAGTTGTAGGATAAAATATTCTATATTGTGATTTATCTCTAATAACTAAAGATGTTACTCTATCTAAACCTACATCGTCAATTCTAGATTGTATCTGCCTAGATATAGATCCTAGTTCAACGTCACCAATTCTAGATGTACCAGCAATAGTTCTTAAACCATCTGGTGCTAAAAATATAACATCACCACCAATCTCTTGAATACTACCGCCATCTCTACATCCGATATTTCTTGTAACTTCTTGTACTGCAAAATTGAGAACTGTTGTTCCTGTTAGTTTATATATTCTATCTGCACAAAATATAATTAATTCATTTCTAAATACTTTTAAGCCAACTACAGTTGAGTCAACTTTAAATGATCCTGCACCACTAGCTGAAGTAAAATTATCTTCTGAGAAAGGTACACTAAATATAACTTCCTGTGAATTAGTTCCTCCAGCATAAAACATATGGTTTTGAAATGCTTTGACAAACTTAGGATTACTAGGAGCAGTACCTCCACCTGTTGCATTTATAGGGTCTACATTAAAACTAGTATCAATAGATTGTGCAGCTGAATGTCCAGTAGCTATTATTAACTTATCTGTACCATTAAAATTATATTTTTCAAAATCATAAGCTCTAGTTGCTGTGCCTAGACCAGTTGTTAAACTTGTCCAACTACCAGATGTAGCCCCTCTACTAATATCCCCACCTCTAGCAGCTATTACTTGATTATTAAATATAATAGAACAATCTACTGTTGTACTTGCATTACTAGACCCTTGTGGAACTTGTGTTGTATTATACAAAGCAGTACCATTTACTCGTCTGTAACCACCTTTAATATCAGGTTCAAAATTTTGTAATATAAGTGCTTCACCAGGTTGCATTGAAAATACATCTTTGTTCAATGTCAAACCACCAGCACAACTTACAACAAATGGTGATATTAAATCAGTAGTTGGCATCTTTATCTTTTTCTCTCTTTATAGATAAATCTTGTAATCTTTCTGTCTCTTTATTAGTCAATGGGCCAAAAGTTTCTCTTTTTGATTCTTTTGTTTTTAACATCTCAAAATCTCTTTTTTCTTTTTTTAAAAGGTTTTTATCATCTTGTTGATTATTTAAACCATTATTCATCATACGAGTTGCTTTTCTTTCAGCATATCTCATATTATCTTCTGGTTCTTGAGGTTTATTCAATGAAAAATTTATAGCCATAAATTTATTTATTTAGTTTTAATATTTCTTTTAAAATTCTTATACCTGTCTCTTTGTCTTTTCCTATTAAAGATGGATTTTCTGCTGCTTTACCATAGCCTAATTTTTTTAAATCCATCATTTCCATTTTATTAAAATTAGAGCTAGCAACTTTTATACCATTATCTTTTTGCATATCATCTTTTGCATCTTTATAATTTATATTGTCAATAGCTTTTTCTTCTTTATCTTTTTCTCTAATCATTAGCTGACTCTACCTCCTATATTTGTAGCAACGCTTTCTCCTATTGCATCAGTCCTCATGTATTCATTTTTAGTAGCATAATCTACTTTTAATAATCTTAGTTTTCTTTGATAATCCCTATCAGCTAATTGTGCATGTTGAGGATCTGATCTTAACATATAAGTATAATATTTAGCTCTATCTATAATTAAAGTTCTAAATCTATCTGGTAAAGACATAGTATCTCCATGTGCAGATAAATCAGTATGTGTTTTATAGTAATTATAACTTATTTGAAAATCACTTTTATTCGGTCTTGGACTTACACCAAAAGCAGTGTAATTAGGTAATAGGTATACTCTTAATGGGTCACTATAATTACCACTTCTATTCCTATCATCCAATGCTTTAAAATTTTGTAAAAAATGATCATGTGTTATATATGGTAATTTTCTATTAAGTATATCACTTCTAGAACATCTAACATAATCAACATCTAGTTCTACATATATAAATGAACTTTGTGCTGTAGCTGTAAATACAGTATTTAATATTTTACCTTCTCTAAAATCACTAACAGCTACTGTAGTGCTTAGATTTTGTGTTCCACCTGCTGATGTTCCAACTCTAACAATTAATCCACTTGTTGAACTATTTGGACTTAATACTCTAATCTGTAAATTGTATTGTTTATTTACTACAGTTTCTACAGACTGATATGCTGCTGCATCATTTAAATTTAATCTTCCATTACCACTAGTAGTATGTGCTGGTGACCCATCTCCAGTTGTCCAGCTATTAATATTAGATTCAAACTCTCCATTAGTAACTAATTCTCTTGGGCCCATTGTAAATGAATCTATATCTACTTTTCTTAAATCAGTTGGTAGATCATATTCGTTATCACCTACAAATAAATTCTGTGTAGTTCTTGCATACAATAAAGGTATCTCACCGCCTTCATTATAAATATCATGTACGCCTTTATTTATAAAATCTTTTACAGCAGTTTGTATACCCCTACTAGAACTAAACGTACTAGAAGTTAATTCTGTTTCGTTTAATTCTCGAAGTACGCTATTTGTTAGTGTTAGGTAAGTTGTTGTCATTTTGTAATAACTCTAATATTTTATCAAGTTTTTTTTCTTGATCGTTAATTTTGTTTTCTAAGTAATCAACCCTCATATCATTATTACTTCCTAATTTAATAATTCTTTGACCTGTGCTTGCTTTAGTTTTTTTTGTTAA